CTTGGTGCTTGGTGTGGAGAACAGTTTACGTCGAAGCTGATGCGACTCCAGCGAGAATCGTCCGACTTCGGTTGTAGTTGACTTAGCCATGGTGTTTCAATAATAAGTTTTTGTAAAAAAATAGACATGTTATCTGCACGTTCTTTAGATGCAGATACGATCATTATTTTCTTTTCAGCGTCGTTAAATAGAGTCCAAAGAACAAAAGCACCAGTAATCCAGCTCTTGCCAACTCCCCGAAACGCCTGTATTTGTAGTCGCTTGGGACCATGTTGAATGTAATCAGCAATCGCATATTGTGCTCTTGTAGGACTAGGGAGATCAAG